GTTCAATAACCATAATCAAGTCTCTATTGGACTCATTATTGTCTTGGAACAAATACTGACCATACATCTTTGTACCAGCTGGATGAATAAGGTCATTAAATGCCTTTCTATAGTTCTTAATAGACTCGGAGATTTGAACAACATAGGAGAAGTTCTGGTAGTAATCTCTGTTCTCTAGGAACATATAAGATGACAACTGGCCTGACTGGTCGATATAACGGCCTGGATATGAATAAACACCAGTAACGATATTGGCAAATGCCTGTGCGGTACCGTCACCTTGTGTTGCAAGGTCAATAATTGGATTTGTCTCGTAACCGACACCACCCGAAACGATCTTGAGAGATACGATAGAACCAACTGCGTTTGAACGGGCAGTAAGTTCGGCATCAGATGCAAGTAGAGCGGTGACCATAATATTAGCACCGTTACCGGATGTTGTATGAACATTTACGGTTGGTTTCATGTCGTCACGGTAACCATAACCACCTGGTAACATGCCGTCAAGAGAACGGAAGTTTACTTGTGTAATAGTACCATTTGCGTCAACAGATGTAACAATAGCGTTAGCACCGACACCATATGTGCCAGCTGGATTATCAAAGGTGATAAACTCACCGTTAGCATAATTTCTACCACCATCATAAATGTCCATACGACCTAGAATACCAAGGTCACGGATACTGGTATTAGATTTAACCGAAACTGTAGGAATTTCAATGTAACCAGAACCTGGATTGATCATTGCTGTAGAAACGATTGGTCCAGCAGGGCCATATCTCCAAATATTACTGGAGTTGGCGATCATATTATTGACGTTAGGCTTCTTGATAATTCTAAATGGATTCTCAAATATACCTGCGCTAGTAATGCCTGGTCTAATAGTTATATTGGCACTCTGCTTATCAAATCCTGTAATGATCTGATCACCTATTGGACTACCATGAATGTCCAATGGTGTGATAAGGTCTCCGAGTTCAAAGTAAACGTTTGAATTGCCTGACCAGAAATCTAGTTCAACATTCTGAACCAGTGTACCAGCGGCCACATTGATTAGAAGGTTTGAGGTATTTACATATATGTTTGCTAGATTTGAATAAGCATAACCTATATGGACGTTATTGTTTGGATCATAAATGATATCATCCTGAACGTCTGAAATTCTGGAACCTATGATATAGAAGTATGGTTCGTGATAAGTTCCGTCATCTAGAACGGAGAACACGTTAGCATTGGCACCAGATCCACCGCCGCCGGTGAATAGCAATAGATCATTCTTAACGTAACCAGCACCAGGGAATTGAATATCAACCTTACGGATTGTACCTTCAATACGGCTCTTAATAACTTTTGAAATGATGACCTGTGCACCTGAACCATTGGCAGGGACACCTATCTCTGTAGCAACAGGAATAACAGGCACCGAAGCACCTTCGATATAACCAGAACCAGGTGAGGTTAGCGTTATACTGGCGACGATACCAGAATATAGATTGGCACTTAGTCTCTTATACTGTCCTTCATCCTCAATAGTGGCAACGATTGTTTCGCCGTTGATGAAGTCTCGGGTGACAGATGATACCTTTAGTTCTGTGATAAGAGAACCTGCATCATAATACTGGTCAGAGGCCTCGACAATGGCATATGCATTTGAGGTCAGACCATTGATGGTTGTATTGACATAGCGTCCAAATGCGGTGCTATTGGCAACATTATTAACAGCAATGTCACGGATATTAATGGACTTTTCAACGAACCATTTACCGTCAGAGGCCTTTAGAATATTCTGCTGTGGGTAATAAACGTCTGAATCTTTACCGAAAAGAATACGGGTTAGATATCTTGTTGACTTCTGAGAACCACGGGCACGAAGAAAGTCAAAAGAAAACTTTAGAACGTTGTTAAGATCGGATGCAGTATTTGTTGGAAAGTTTTTTAGATATGTGTTATACAGACCAGCCTGAAATACGGCGTGATACATTTCTTCTGGTGGTAATACACCACCATGATGTGCCATATCTGCTGCAAGATCCTCGGCCAGTCTATCAACGTCAAAGAAGTTTGTAAATTTTTTAGTAACGTAACTAACATTACCGTCTTGTTCCGTAAAACTATAGTATGCTTCTAAGAACTCAATAAATCTAGGATGGTCCCTGCGAACAAACTCAGGAACTTGTGATGAAACTAATAGTGATGTTTTATTGTTAGTTTTATCCATTAGGTCTGTGGTACCATCTTAATCTGGATTGACTGTGCATTGTTAGTATCAATAGCAAGCAATCTGTTTCTTAGAGGTGGAATAACTGTTAGTTCTGGAACAACGTTGAACGTCATAATCTTATTATCATAGAATGGGTTTTTGGTAACGTTGACCGCATATAGACTATTTAACACAACCTGGCCAGAGTTATAATCGATGGTACCGGCTTTCAGATTGACGAATACCTTTTGACCGTTTGGTTGGTAGTAATATGATCTTAGTGTACCAGCATTGGTTGCCAAGTTAACAACAACCTGTGCTTCCGAACCAAATGTATCGGTAATTGTAGCCGAGGCACGAGTATAGTCAACACCTGGGTTGGTGATTTCAATGCTTCTAATTCTACCATTGACTACAGTGGCCTTGGCAGTGGCACCTGAACCGTCACCTACGATAGAAACGGTTGGTGTGGTGTAATTAATACCGGCATTAATGATTGAAATTGATTCGATACCAGTATATGACTGCGGAACTTCCTCATAGAATACCTGACGAACAGCACCAGAGGCATCATAAACGCCAACGTCTGGATAGGTGTATAGTTTTTGGAACTGGTCACCTTTACGGATTGGTGTGTTATAGTTGATGATATAGGTCTGTGTATTGCCAGTTAATAGTGGCTTTCTATTCTGTAGGTAAATCTGAATATCAGATGCGGTAATAGATGGATCCGAATTTTCAATATAATACTGTAGTTTAGACAACTTGAATGTCGAGTTGAAGGTATACAGTTCGTTAGAGGCATAGGTAAAGATTGCGTTCTTAACTACCTCGATTAGATCGGATTCACTCTTGGTCGTTAGTGTTGGGTTATATGTGACCTTACCACTTACAAGAATAAAGACATATTCTGGATCGATGATTTCTGGAATAACAGTAAGAACGTTACGGTTCTTAATAAGTGAGTTCTTAATATTCTGCTTTTCGAGGTCGGTTAGTGTATAGAAACCACGGGTCTTGAGTGATACATAGACCTTACCGTAAACAACTGGATTGTTTTCTTCACCACCCCAAACGGAAACAGATTCAACGTTTGGAAAGTCTTTAGTGATTAGTGTTTCATAATCAGAGGTGGTAACAGCACGGTTCTGGGCTGTGTGATAGTATGGTGCACGGAAGCGGATGGTTTCAATATCTTCTTTATCGGTACCACCATATGATCCCTGTGTAACGGTGACTTTAACATTGCTTCTGTATAGACCACCAACTGGGTCTGAGAAAACATATTTCTGAATACTGTTAGCAGCAGCACCAACGGTGTCGAGGTAAGTAACTTGAACGATATTACCGTTTGCTAGTTTCTGACCGACATAACCATCACCGAAATAGATTTCATAGTTTAGTTTATCGTTTTCTTGTAGAAAGTAAACCTTAGAATTGGCCATAACGGTCGTAACGTCCTCGACCAGAAAGTATTGTGAGGCCTGTGTGTTAGACGATGACTGCTGAACGGTTACAATCATTGTAGATGTATCAACGTTAGCAGAAGGAATTTCAAACTTACCTGTGATATTATTACCTGTTACCGCATACTGGTGAGAGATAACCTCACCCTGCTTAATAACAACGTTGGCAAAGTTAAATGCACCGTTTACCTTGTATGCGGTATTAGCATTGATAGTTGCGAATGGATAATTGACACCATTAATATCTGCACCAAGAAGTCTGGTGTATTTGTCTAGAACAATATAGTTAACGTTTTGATCTTCGGAGTTTGTTGGTGTAGCGGTGATATTAACTAGAGATTCCGCACCACGAGCAGATGATGGAATATAGTTAAGGGTCTTGGCATGTGATAGAATGTTCTTTCTATCCTGTGCGGTATCTAAGAATGCCTCATTGGCGATCATGTTCAAATAAAAGGAGTTATAATATGTGTTATAGGCCAGAACGTCCAATAGAACGGACATACCTGATCCTTCGAAGTTATAATCCTGAAAGGTTGACTGGCTCTGTAGAAATGTCTTGAGGTTATTTCTAATCTGTCCAAAATCGAGTTCGGTAACTCTTACAGATGTGTTAGATGTAGCCATGACTATTAACGGATCCTTTCGAGGAACATTGTTGAGATTACTGGTGAGTTTCGGTTCAGAATGATATATTCTAATGTTACGTTGTAACCGTTATTATCCGAATCGTCCTTAACGGTTACGCTCTGTAAACTGACTCTAGGCTCAAAGTTATTTATTACACCTTTAATGGCGTCTTGTATGTTGATAACCGTCAACGGGCCTGCCAAATCAAACAATAGAGCAGACACATCAGAACCTATCTGAGAGTTAAATTTTCTCTCATAGTAATTGGTTAGCACTAGATTTCTGACAGACCTTTTGATTGCCTGTTCGCCATTTAAAATATTAACATCACCTGTTGCTGGGTTGGCAACAAAGTCCATATCCAAATCGGAATAATCAGGATTTCTATTTACATATGGATTTGTGACAGTCATAATAGTCCTCTAGCGTTTCCTTATTTAGTTTACACCCAACTATTGATTTCACCACTGGCATCTGGCTCCTGTTGTGCCTGTCCTGCCTGACCAGTTGGGAATTGTGGTAGATTGATTGCACCTTGAATATCACCAAAGTTAAACGACAACTGACCTAGTGCAGATTGAATTGAACCTAGACCACCGTTTAGATTTAGCAGACCGCCAAGAGAATCCATATTAATACCACCACCCGATCCAACTAGACTCAATAGACCACCGTCGGCATTAACGTGCGTCTGCTGTCCTGCAAATGTAGCGGTACCAGATGGTGCTCTAAGATCCATAGATTGCTGTGCGGTTGCTGTATAATTCTGGCCTGCCTCATGTTGAATAGAACCAGAAGGAGCGGCAACCTGAATACTCTGAGATTCCGATTTAATACCAACCTGTTGTTTGGCCTTTAATTGGAATTTGCCCTGTTTGACTTCTTGGTTGATATCACCACCATCGGCCACAGTATGTAACCCACCATTTTCGGTACGAACGGTTACTTTCTTTCCGTCTTTCTCATAGGTGGCAGAGAACTCACCCTTCTTTAATTTATGGTGCATATCACCTTCGTTAATTTGTTGTATCATATCACCCTTGTCAACCTTGACATTCATATGTTTACCAGCACCAAGTGACAATGATCTGGTTCTGGATACCACGGTCATATTATCTTCGGATGAAATAACATGGGCACCTTGTGTGTTATATGTGGCAGAACCTTCAACTCTCTTATTGACATTCTTGGCCTCGGTGTCCATATTACCACGAATAGAACGATTGAGGTTCTTTGCGGTGACATTAAAATCACCTAGAACAGTGAGATTATAATCCTTTTGTGCAGTAACATTATAATCACCATATACTCTAAGTGATGCATCACCTTTAACGGTAATATCATGAGCACCGGTGATTGTTACTCGGTCCTCACCAAATACCATTTCATATTTACCATTATGTGAGGTGTAGTGAACACTGCCATCTGGATTAAATTGAATGGATGATCCAGTTCGGTGCTGAATAGTTACATGCTCGGCACCTTTACTATCGTCCATGGTAAAACTATGACCTGAGGTGGTCTTAGTATTAATAAACTGATCGACAGAACCTGAGGCCTTGCCGTTTCTGATATCACCGCCTGGCTTCTGTGTCTGTGTCTTTTGTGTTTGTTTCTTTTTAGACTTTGAAGTGGTACTGGTGGATCCACTTGAACTTGAAGAATCTAGTGTAGATACTGAAAAGTTACCTGATCCTGCTGAATCTGCCATTATCTAATTCCCTTATTGTGCTGATACTGTAAAGGTGCTGTCATCTAAAGGATCACCTTGTCCTTGCACCGTCTTTTTATTAATCTCATTATGCTTCTGTGCTTTTGACTCTTGTGTTAATTTCTTATGCATTTCGGTTGCCGTCTGCTCTTGTGAGGTAGCCAAACGCTTCCACATTTCTTGCATAGTACCACCACTCTGACCGAATAATTGACCGATCATACTCTGGATTTGCTGTGCCATTTCCATTGGATTTTGAGTACCACCCGATCCTGATCCAGAACTGGAACCTGGTGGTGTATATGGCGCCGATGATGCCGCACCAGCATATGTGGTATTTGACATACTATTGGCATAATTCATCTGTGCATTTGCATTAGCATACTGCACCACAATTAGACCATTAGCATATACTTCCTGTAAAGCGGTGCCCCAGGCCGTTTCGATTTCTCTAACAATAGTGTTTAGTTTATCAAGACCGAATAGAGAAACGTCCCACTGTAGACGGGACATAACACTCATTAGGTCGTCCAGTGTTTGAACCTGACTCAATAGTTCGGTGGCATTATTAAGATAATCACCATAATGAACCACACCACCAGTAACAAACGCTACACCATTATCGGTCTCGTGTGCCTGAATAAGATTTGAAATATTGGTTAGAGCAACGGACATTTCAGAAGATAGACC